CCGTCTTCGTGGTTGACGATGTTGTTGATGTAGGTCGCGGCAATCGGGTACGGCTGCAGGCCGGTGTCCAGCCACGCGGTGCGGCCCATGGTGCCGTAGTACCAGATTTTTTCGAGGTAGTTGTAGATGACATACCTGTCCACCACGGTGGAACCGGCCGAGCAGTAGAACCACCAGACCTCGTTGAAACCCTCGTTGGTGCCAGCAAACACCTGCGCGGCCTGATCTTGGTTGAAGTCACTGAACACGTAGCGGCGCAGGTCGCAATTGAGCGTCTGCACCCGGCCGTCGTACGCGTAGAACTTGTCCACGCCCATCCAGTAAATCACGCCAGAAGCCAGCGCCACGGCGTTGGGGCCCGCGATGGAGATGTTGTCCGCAAGCAATTGCGTGCCCCAGACATAGGGTGGCCCAAGGTACTGCAGCGAATACAGCGCCTGATCGGTGAACGTGACGATTTCCTGCCGGGTCTGGATGGCCGTGACAATTTCAGAGCCGTGTGACAGCCGGATGCTGCCTGCTTGGTTGGTGATGGCCGGAGCCCACGTAAAAGGGTCTTCCTGATCCGACCAGCGGATCAGCATGGGGTCGATCGTTGCCGCGCCGTAATCGTTGGTGCCAAACACCAGCACAAAGCGGGACGAGTCCGATACGATGATTTTGTTTTGAAACAGCGGCGTGTCTGCGTCACCTGACACGGTCAAGTTGACCCCCCGAACAGTAACTCCGGCTGAAGCGTCCCAGTAGTAAATGCCCCCGCCGCGCGGCCCAAAGATTAAATCTTCGCCAAAATTGAACTGGTTCCACAACTGCAAGGGGATCGGGTCTGCCGCTCCTGTCCCCCACGGGCCAGCACCCCAACCACCTGCGCCCCACCCAACAAGCGGGATTTGAATATCGGGGCCCGTGTTAAGTTGGTACGCAGCAACGACCGCTGCCCCGCCGCCGGGAGAACCTGACACGTCAGTGGCGTTGGCCACCGCAGAAACTGTGATGGTGTAGCTGTTTGCGCTCAGGACGGTGACTTGGTGCTCCGCATTCAGCACGCCCGCTGTGATGTTGCCGCCAAGGCCTGCTGCCCCGCTGAAGGTCACAAAATCCCCAGTGAGGCAGCCATGTGCGGTGTCCGTGACGGTGATGACGCTGGAGCCCAGCGTGGCCACGAACGGGTTGTTGTTGATGGTGGGTGTGGCGCGGATTGGCGTGATGTCGTAGTACTGCCCGCCCAGATTGATGTAAAACTTCAGGTTTGTACCCACGCCCAGCAGGTTGGCTCCGCCAAGGGTGATCCAGTTCCACAGCGACCGGCAAACGCCCAAAAACGTGAACGCGCTGAAGCGTGTCCAGCCACCAATCTTCTCAGGGTTGCCTTGGCGAAAGCGCACCTTGTCGCACTCGTACCAACCCCCTTCGGTGGTGTACCGTGTGTTTTCCCGGTTGACCCCGGGTTTGAACAGTATTTTCTGAAGTGGCATCGTTTACCTCGGCTTTGCGGCATTTTCGCACTTAACTCAGGAACAGCGCAATCTCAGCCTCCCGGCGCTTGACCAGCCCGGGGAGAACCTTGCCGCCGCCCTTGGTCCACGCCCGGAACGCCTCGGCTGCGCCGTCCCAATCACCCCGGTTGGCCTTCATGCGGATGGTGCTGCGCTGGAGGTTGCCTAGCCCGAAGTTGAACGATATAGATACCAAAGCGTCAAAGCTGCCTTGCCTGCCAACAACGCCGGGAACAAGACGAAGAACACCCCGTTCAAAAGTTCCGACATCAACACGGAATAGTTCGTCGATCTCTTCTTTCGTCCAGACACGGTTGTCCTCCGGTTTCAGTGGCATTTCCTTGCGGATCATGGGGGTTGGCTTGCCTTCGACACGCATCACGGGGAGCCTGATCTGCTCTTGGTACAGGACATGGCCGTAGCCAATCGTCCAGATGTGCGCTGGGCACAAGTAAGGCCGAGAGCGTTTACCCTCGAACCGGTGCATCAGGTCTTCGCCTGCCCTGCTCAATTTCACTTCTTGCTCCACTGGCGGCTACCAAACCAGAACCCAATGATGCCGCCCAGCATGGCCATCTCATCAGCGCTGAAAATCAGGTCTGAGTAGCGGATGATGTCGTCAATGCTGGTGATCAGACCCGGCTGCTGGTACAGGTACCAAGCCATAAAGGCGTTGATGCAAACCAGCTCGGCCACAAAGATGTAGGTCACCGTTGGGCGCACAGTGCCCACGTAGTTGGAGACCCATGTGGAGGCCTTCTCAAGCACCTTGGCGTCATGCTCAAGAGCCGCCTCGGTCATCCGGGCGTCGGTCTCCATGGCAACTTGATCGGTGCGGACCTCTTCGATCTTCAGTTGGGCGGCAAAACCCTGCGCGGCCATAGCCAGCTCACGCTCGTTTTGAAGTGCAGCCAGCCGAAGCTCGTGCGCTTGGTCGGCCTTGTTCTGGAAGAATTCCAGAAGTTTTGGGAGACCGGAGATCAGCAAACCCCCAAGAGTTGAAAACAGTGAAAGCATCAATGACCCCTTTTAACAAGCATGTTTGCTGCAATGTCCAGCATGGAGTGGACGTGCTCCATGTTCTGCGGCTGCTCTACCCAGCCAGCCGTAATCTGCCCAATGAACCTGCTGCGATCTGGCGGTATGCTGATACGGCAGGTGAACGAAACGCCCTGCGCAATATACCAAATGCCCAACTCCGACTGCGCCCTCAGATATGGACTGCACGGCGTCTCACCCGCCATCAACTTCACCACGTCGTTGTTGTTTGCCACGTTTGTTGTGAACAGGCCAACATCCAAACCTTCCATCTCCTTACTGCGCCCGTCCTTGGTGTACAGGCGGTACAAGACCCGTGTGCCAAAAATTGGGTTGACCTTGAAGATGGCAACAAACTTGGCGTCGGTCTGTTTGAACAAAACACTTGCCGCATCGTCAACCCGATCTTCATGGATCACGGGCATCTTTTTGTTCTCTTGGTAAGCACCAATCAACACCGTCTGGTTCTGCCAGACAAAGTACCCGGCAAACGCAACCAGACCCATGACGAGGATGGCGACCAGCTTAAAGGGCGAATCAACATAAGCCAGCACCTTGTCCAGCACGCCAAGAGCTTTATCGCCAGAATCCGCCATTCAAACTCCAGATCAACACTTTGGCGCACCACACCGCCAGCCCAACAATAAGGGCCGCTGCAAAGAATGCTACGGCCCAGTCTTTCATGGCACCGTGGCGGGGGTGGTTGTGGTCGTTGTGGTGTTGGTGCTGGTCACCACAGTTGGAGTAGCCGTATTGTCAGTAATACTGCCACCAGCAAGGCGACCACTGTTGCCAGAGTTTGACCCACTGTTTGCTCCTATTGAGTAAGAACCTGCGCCGATTACACCATTTCCACCAATAGTCGTCACGTTGGCTGCTGGCGCTTGAATCTTGGATGCAATGCCGACAAACGCTGCGTTGGTGCTGACACCCAGAGCTGTTGCATTGTCAGACTGGCGCATGCCCAGCGTGGTCTGCTTGTTCACGGTATACACCTGCCCGATGGTTGGCAGCAACAAGCCGGTCCACTGCATGGCGTAGTCGGCCCACGACTTGGGAGCAGCAATCTGAGCGTTCTGCTGACCGCCGCCCATCTGCAAGGACATGACCGCCGCAACCTTGGCCGTGGTGTCGCCTTGACGGGCGATATCAGCCAGAGCTTGGTAACGCGCCGTTTGGGCCGCTGCTTGCGCTTTGTGGGCGTCAGCATAGGCTTGGTACTCGGCAGTGGCGCAGCCTGTCAGGGACAGGGCGCAGAGGATGATGGCGATCAGTTTCATGGTTGCTCCTGTTGGTAGTCCATCGGCCCGACCGGCGCACTCAAGTCGGGATTCTTGATGATGTTGAAAATGCGCGTGTTGTCTTCGAGGGCCATCAATTCATGAGGCTCTCCGGCGCGGAAATCCAAAAGCTGCCCAGCGGTTGCCTCCAGCGACCAGTCATGGGAGTACGCCTTGAGCTTTCCACGGGCAACAATGGTGATGTGCGCGGTCTCCTCGGTATGGTTGTGCTTTGGCAGCACATCCCCCGCTTTCTCGAAGTCGTACTTAAAGCCTCGGATTGACCCGAGGTCTTTAAGAGGCTTAATCGACAACATTTGGCGTGCTTCCCGGTGCGGCAGTGTCGCCTGTTGGTGTGACTTGCACCCAAGACAATGTGGCCTCGTCCCACTCGTAATACGGCGGATTGTTTGGTACCGGCATCGGGATTGGAGCTTCCCACAAATAAGAGAAACTGTTCATCACCCACGACGGGTACGGGGATGGCGGGGTAAAACCAGCGCCTTCTGGGCCATCAGGAAGCCATGTGTATCCGATACCTGCAAAGTTTTTGCGAAACGCTTTGGATTGGTCTGGATCAGGCGTATTGGTGTTGGGGGTGTAATAAATACCGCCCCGGGTGTTATAGCTGGTCTGCACAAAAGTGGCCGGGTCTCCCCAGTTCCCTGTGTCGATCTCAGCTTGGTCAATGACCAGCACACGCCGAACAATGTTGTTCTCGTCGATTTGGGCAAATTGGCTCATGCTACGTATGTCCCAGAAGATGTGAAGGTATGGTAGGTGTACCCGCCTGCAGAGGTAACGGTTCCGCCTGTACCGCGCTGTGCTCCGAGGTAACGAATAATCACGACGCCAGAACCACCAGCATTCGCCCCCGGGTAGTTAGCATTTCCGAAGCCGCCACCACCGCCGCCAGTGTTTGCAGAACCGCTTGCAGGAGATGTATTAAATCCGCCGCCAATAGCGCCGCCTCCGGAACCACCCGATCCTCTTCCACAATAAAAGTTACCGCCACCGCCACCGCCACCAGCATAAGTAGTGCCGTTACTCCATGCCGTTCCGCCTCCGCCATTACCGGCACTGCCAAAAGCGTTACCACTACCCCCCACCGCTCCCGCGCCGCCGCCACCGCCACCAGCCAAAGCGGAGTTTCCGCAGCAATCAGTAAAGTTTGAGCTGCTCCCACCGTTATTGCCCTGACCTGCAATCCCCGCTGCGCCCGCAAAAGCAAGAACAGCGCTTGCGCCGCCACCAGAACCTCCCGAATTGCCGCTTGCTGATGCTCCGCCACCCGTCCCGCCGCCAGTGGAGGTGATTGTCAAAAAGGAAGTGTTGGAGCCGTTTGCACCGGATGCCCCGCCACTACCTACAGTTACTGCGTTTGAGGA